GGTCTGAAATGTTTTCGGATGTTGCTTGGACAAAGACAAGGTCAACGGTTACGGCCAACACAATTACCGCACCAAATGGTACATTGACTGCTGATACTTGGACAGGGGACGGAGCATCTGGAGGTAAATATGTAATCCAAACCGCAGCTATCGTTAGCGGAAGAAGTTACTCGGTGTCAATTTACGCAAAGAAAAACACCAATAACTTTATCCAATTATTTGCTGGAACAGCCACTTTTGGGCCAGGTGCTTATGCAAATTTTGACTTAAACAATGGTGTACTTGGGACAGTTGGAGCGGCCGCAACAGCGACTATTGAATCTGTTGGGGATGGTTGGTATCGTTGTGTTGTTACAGCCACATCTACGGTAACCACCACGGGAAATGCACACGTTGTTAGTTTAATCACGTCAGCAACTTCGCCCGAAAACGAAATCAATACACTAACAACATCGGTATTCCTTTGGGGCGCACAACTGGTAGAAGGCACAGACGCAAAGCCCTACTTCGCAACAACCAACCGACAAGATGTACCACGACTTGACTACCGCAATGCTGATGGGACTTTAAGCACTTGTCCTCGCTTGTTGCTCGAACCACAACGCACCAACTCCATCCGCAACTCATCTATGGTGGGAGCCGTGGCGGGAACGCCTGGGACTTTGCCTACGAATTGGGGAGCCAGTTCTGTTGGACTTACTCAATCGATTATTGGAACTGGGGTCGAGGCAGGTTTAACATATATAGACGTAAGGTTTAGCGGGACAAATACAGGCGTAAATGCTCAAATCTTATTTGAAAATCAAACTGCAATTACCGCAACAAATGCTCAAACTTGGGCAGGTAGTTTTTGGTTTAAAATAATTTCTGCGCCAACCCCACCCGTGAGTTACCAAATACGTTTTCGTGAAGGAACTGCGGCAGGTACGTTTGTTGCCGATGGACTTTCAACGTTCGTACCAAGTACAAACTTCCAACGATTTGCATACGTCAGAACAAATACAGGAGCGTTAACCGAGAGAATTCAGACAGCGGTTTTATTTAACTTAACCAACGGAGCAACATACGACTTCACCATCCGCATCGCTGCCCCACAAATGGAGCTTGGCGCTTATGCTACAACGTGGGTACCTACAACAACGGCAGCGGTTACAAGGATTGCGGATACGGCAAGTAAGACGGGGGTTTCTTCGCTTATTGGTCAGACCGAGGGGACATTTTATACTGAGATACAAATAAGTCAAGCATCCGCAAGAGCTATATTTTCTCTTGACATAGGAACAACTACTAATTACATAGCCGCAATAACAAACGCAACTAACCAAGTTCGTCTTCAAGTAGCTCAGGCTGGCTCAGCAACAACATTAATTACATCAACAGCTTTAACTATTGGAAGTCACAAACTTGCGTTTTCGTACAAGTCAGGAGATTACGCACTTTATATTGATGGGGTTCAGGCTGGAGTTAGCGCATCAACAAATTTCCCTATTGGTACATTAAGTCAAATTGTACTTGCGAGTGTGGGTTATGGTCAATTAAACGATGGTTATACCCAAGCCGCCCTATTCCCCACCCGATTGACAAACGCCCAACTGGCACAACTCACCACCTTGTAAAATGGAATACCGCAAATACGCTTGGCCTACGGAAGGCCAATTCATTACCGATATGCTTTCAGCGGGATTCGCCCAAATGGAAGAAGACCAAATCACGTTTGTGGATTGCTTCGTTCATCAGATTGGCAAGGTGTGCATAGCAACAGACGAACAAGGAAACTGCACGGACTACGACCCCCGTTGGGCGGTTGACATCATTTGGACGGGTGACGTACAATTTGAATCGTTGTGCGTGTGGCCAACGCCAGGTTCAGCCGTGCATTGGTTTGCGGGGTGGGAGGCTAATTATCAAGCAGCATACGAACAACATAACCCGACAGTAGAGTGAAGCACGATAGTACAAGCGCAGTAGCGACAAGTTGGTCTTTGGCCGTTGGTGGATTAACGATTGCCGAGGTGCATCAGATAGCAGGACTATTCGTAATGCTGACCTCTTTTGTGTACACGCTCTGGCGGTGGAACCGAGATATTAAAAATGATAGATAGGTTATTCAGAAATCCAAAAACAACGCTTATCGGCCTTATCCTGATTTCCTTTGGTGGAATCTTGGTTTGGTTCGAGAAAGCGTCTTTAACAGAGTTTAGTGCTTTTATAATGGGCGGGTTTGCCTTAATGATGAGAAGAGATGGCGAAGCAACAGGAGCAAACAAAAATCAAGAAGTCAAAAAGAAAACTGGGAAGGCACACCAAGAGCCAGAACAAAAGGGTGACGAGTAAGACCTACCGGGGTCAAGGTCGTTAAAACCATCATTAGAGCAATAAAAGGCACCTAATGATACTTAAAAGTAACAAAATACATAACCTATGCAACTTTCAAGGGACTTTATACTTTCTGAGTTTACAGATACCGATACCGGGTTACCGAACGTACCTGGTCAGGAAGAAATCCGTAACCTAAAGCTTTTAGCACAAAAGGTGCTGCAACCGGCACGGGATAAATTCGGAGTAATTAATGTTACGAGTGGATTTCGTTCACCGGAGGTAAACTCTGCGGTTGGCGGTAGTGCAACATCCGACCACGTACACGGAAGAGCAGCAGACATCCAATGTGAGGATATGGCTACGGTGTTTAACTACATACGCAAATATCTGCCGTTTAAGCAACTCATTTGGGAATTTGGTACCGATGTACAACCGGGATGGATTCACGTCTCCTATGACGTTCTAAATAATCGTGGTGAAGTTTTAAAAGCAATCAAACGTAATGGAAAAACAAAGTACATCAAATTTTAACGACTGGTTAAATGAACTTGAAGAAATTCCCACATCCCCTAACTGTTCTATTGATAATCCTGATTGCGAGTCTTGCTCTGGGTAGTTGTTCTGCCGAATGGCATCTGAAACAAGCAATCCGCAAGGGAGCAAGAGTCGAACAATCCAAATGGGATACGTTGGTTATTACCAAGGAAAGAACCCTTTGGGATACCTTGACGCTGAACGATATTGATACAGTAGTTGTCCAAAAGGACAACATTAAGTTGAGGATTGTTAGGAACTTTGATACGATACGTGTAAAGGCAATATGCTTACCGGACACGGTGAGGGTGACTAAGTACATTAACCGTACCATCAAAGCACCTGAGAAAAAAGCAATATGGGAAAAATACATAATGCTATTTGCGGTTGCTATGTTGCTTGTGGTGTTATTAAGGCAATAGAGGCACTTTTCCTGCGTTCTAACGCATTATCTATCTAAGTTGGATAGATTGTATACCTTGACCTTGAAAATGCGTGTAAACGCAGATTTTCTTTTATTTTTAATTTTACCTAACTATCAAGTTACTTAAGTTAGTTTTAAGTTTAGTTAGAGTTATTTAGTTTTTAAGTTAAGTTATAAGTTAACTTACTAACTAAGTTGTAAAAAATAAGCATTGGGCGCATACGCCCGACAAGTGTTAAAAACTTTTTAGTTATATACATTGGTTAGACCTATTGCTTTCTTTTTTAGGTTTGCAATATGGCAACAGAAAGAAACGACAGACGCAAGAAGTACCTTGCTATGGAATTAAAACAAATTCCGAATGACTACACCAACGCCTTCCTCAACCATTTCGGATTCTGCGACTACCCCAGAAGCGAAAACGAAGCAGCAGCAATCAGAAAATACAACACCTGGGAAGCAGGAAAGAAAAACTTTGACAAATGAACACCAAGGATTCCACCAAGTCTTCCTCTATTGGGACGAACGTCCCTGAATACTACATCGGCAAGTTCAAAGGCATTGAAGCTTTTGACGTGGTTCAGGACTTCGCCCACGACAATTACAACTTGGGTGTAGCAATCGCCTACCTGCTTCGTGCCGGTAAGAAGGCCGGCAATCCTGCCGAGCAAGATATTACCAAAGCAATAATCCACCTGCAACGTGAACTGAAGCAGATTGAGGACTATGCCTACCAAAACCCGGTAGAGTTTGACGGTGGTTGTGATTCTTTCATTTGATGCGCTGCAAAGGCCCGGTAACGGACATTGAGATTATCGTTACGCTATCCAAGGTGCCTTCCTTGAATCAGTTCTATTCGTCTAAGCATTGGATAGTTCGGAAGAAGGCCAAGGATAAGTTTACGGAGGAAGTCCTGGCGCAGTTAGCAACATACGACAAAACACGATTCAAGACGATTACGGCAACCCTACGCCACAACTACGGATACGATAACGATAATTGCATTATGGCGATTAAGTTTGCCTTGGACGCATTACGCAAGTGGGGAGGTATCGAAGACGATAATACCAGATTTGTAACTAAGGTCGTTATCAGCCGTGACCACGAAGTAGCAAAGAATACCGGTCAGGTAATTTTTTTTGGTCAGGGTGTTGTATGTTAATTTTTTTGCGTATGTTTGTCCTGTCTAACACCTAAAACTATTCTAATGGAATACGGACAACGAACAAACTGGTCACAGGAATCTGCCGCACAGATGGTAGAGTTCCTTCAACATCGAGTCGAGGCGATGGCATCACGGATGGAATTCCTCGAAGCAGAAAACGAAGTATTAAAAAGAACCCTTTTAAACGAATTGCACAATGCCTAAAATCACAAGCATCACCCCGAACGGCCAATGGAACGAGTTCTACAAGTTAGACATCCGCTTTGATGACGGAGAATTTGGAACCGCATTCGCCAAGAGTCAAACCCCATCGTACAAAGTAGGTGACGAGGTTGAGTACACCAAGAACGAGAAAGGTACCATTAAGATTCAGCGTGGAGACCGTCCCGCCTGGACACCTTCAGCACCAAAAGCCAATGATGACCGCAGCGCATCTATCATTCGCCAGGTAGCATTGAAATCAGCCGTTGAGATGTCAGCAGCTTATGTTGCCCAAGGGTCAACAATTCCAGTAGAGAAAATCTTTGAGTTGGCAGAGAAGTTTAACGCTTGGATGTCCGGCACCCACGGTGCTACCCACCAAGAACACTTTGCAGCTCGTGTAGAAGAATCCAGTCCGTTTTAGGTGTTTCATAATGACTGGTTTTTAGCCCCTCTCCGGAGGGGCTTTTTTTTGCCTAATGTTTTTTTGTATTGATTTTTTGTTTACGTTTGCCCTATGAAACACCCTGACCTAATTTCTAACGAAAAAGTATTGCCGTTCTTGGAAAGAGCAAGAGGCGGAAAATACTACGACACCGGTAAACTTGGCCATCCGGTAATTGATGAGTTCCTCCGATTCAAGGACGGAGAGTTTGTCGTTGTTACAGGCCACGCCAACGTAGGTAAGACCCATACTCTTATCTACCTGATGCTGATGCAGACAATGAACTACGACAAAAAGTGGTTGGTCTATTCCTCCGAGAACGAGGTTCACTCACTCAAGCGGAAGTTGATTGAGTTCCTTTCTTGCGAACCTATCCAGAACGTGACGGAGGCAAAGATGTACCGGCACCTGGATTACATTGATGAGCATTTTCGGTTTATAGATAGCAACAATCTATACAACGCATTTGACCTTCTTCGCATTATGGAGGAAATCCACGAAGAGTGGCAGTACACCGGATGCCTGATAGACCCGTACAACTCACTTGTAACAGACCAAAAGAAGCTTGGGAAGTCCGGAATGCACGAATACCACTACGAGGTTGCATCTGCCGTGCGAATCTTCGCTCACAAGAACGCAGTAACAACAATCGTAAATACCCATCCGGTTACGGAAGCAATGCGTAGGACGCATCCTAACGGCCATCCTTACGCTGGCCTACCTACGCCACCAATGACGTCCGATATTGAGGGTGGAGGCAAGTGGGGTAACCGTGCCGATGCCGTTGTTATCATTCACCGGTACGCACAACACTTAACGGATTGGGTATTTACCGAGATTCACGTTCGCAAAACAAAAGAGATGGAGACGGGCGGAAGACCAACACCTTTGTCTGACCCAATTAGAATTCGCTCAATGAAAGGTAATGTTGGGTTTACCCATAATAACATTAACTTGCTGGACGTTCAAGCACCTATTCAAACTATAATTTATTCAGATGACCCATTTTAGTCAAGACTCCTGGGAGATTTATGTTAGGGATAAAATCCTTCAAGTAAGCGATGTTGTTCGGTGGTTAAATGAAATGGCCTTAGCCAACCCGAACCAACCGCAAATCGTGGACAATATGCTATCCGTATGGCGTGCTACGCAAATGCTGGAGGATATGGTTGATATGAAACGCCACATCGACAAGCGGGTAAACGAGGCACGAGTAGAAAACGCCCGACTACTTATCCAGAACCGGGAGCGTTTAATTGAGATTGATGCCCTGAAGAAGGAGTTGGAACAGATAAAAGAAAACCTATCGTTATGATTATTCCTGTCCCATTTGCACCTAATGAGGTGTTTGCAATTAACGGAAAGAAATTCTTGGTTCTTGATTATTGGCGGCCGGTAAGCTGGAAGCAATGGAGCGCCTGGTATCTCATTGAAGACGAATACGGAAAGCAATACGAAGTACCGTACTTCCACATCCTAATCCAAAAAGAAAGAGGCAACGCAAAATACGTTGGAACCAAAAGATGAATTACAAACAATTCTGCAAAAACATCGGTTATACCGATAAAGGCACTCGTGATTGGAACAATGTTAAAGTCCGAGCAGCATACGTTAAAGCATTCCGCCCATTCTTCACCTTGACAGAATTAGGTCGGCAGATGGGCAAGACACACGCTACGATTATCCATTACGAAAAGCTGAAATTCCCAAGGGATAAGTTTTACGAATCAACATTAGAAATAGCGCACAATCTACGTGGCCCGCTTCCCGAACCGGAGGAAACGGAAGAAGACCGAATGGTTACAAGTGTACTCAATTACGATTATTTGTTAGAGCAGAATGCTAAATTGGCTAACCAGGTAAAAGAACTTGAGGCGAAGTTGGCAACGCTTAAACAATTCGTCAATGGGATTTAGCGTTAATTTCTACCCGCTTTACGGTTTTCTTTTGGGTGCTAATTGGAGCAAGACAGAATTTGAGGATTGTAACCTACATAGTTTGGAGATTTGCCTTGGCATTATCTTAGTCGAAGTATTATGGGAATCCTACCCCGATTAGCAAAGCGCCACGAGGACTGGTTGCGTATGGCGAG